GTTCCGCCATCAACTACGACGACGCGCAGGAAGCTTACACCGCGCGTTACAACCACGAGACCATCGCGCTGGCCTTCTCGATCACCGAGGAAGCCATCGAGGACAACCTGTACGACCGCCTCGGCAGTCGCTACACGCGTGCCCTCGCTCGCTCGATGGCCCACACCAAGCAGGTGAAAGCCGCTGCCGTACTGAACAACGCCTTCACGGGCGGTGCTTCAGCCGGTGGCGACGGGGTTGCGCTCTGCGCCACCAACCACCCGCTGACCAGCGGCGGCACGTTCGCGAACAAGCCGACCGTTGATGCTGACCTGAACGAGACCTCGCTCGAGGACGCGCTCATCAGCATCGCTGGTTTCGTGGACGAGCGTGGTCTCAAAATCGCCCTTCGCGGCATGAAACTCATCATCCCCCGGCAACTCCAGTTCGTTGCCGAGCGTCTGATGGTTTCGAACCTCCGCGTTGGCACCGCCGACAACGACATCAACGCTATCCGTTCGATGGGCATGCTTCCGGAAGGGTACGTCGTCAACGACTTCCTCACCGACCCGGACGCGTTCTTCATCAAGACGGATGCTCCCCGTGGTTTCATCCACTTCGAGCGCACCCCGCTTTCGACAAGCATGGAGGCGGATTTCGACACCGGAAACATGAGGTTCAAGGCCAGAGAGAGATTCAGTTTTGGCTTCTCTGACCCGCGTTGCGTGTTTGGCACCTCGGGCGCTGCCTAATAAAAAAAAACAAGGGTTTAGGCCCGGCAAACCCCCGCTTCGGCGGGGGTTTTGTTTTTGTCTGAGACGTGGTACTCTCTTCCCACATCCTCCCTGATTACCAAACTGGGCCACCTACACGGTGGCCCTTTCTTTTTGTCGCAAGCAGTGGTATGCAGGACCAAAGGAGTAGGTCATGCCATACGCCGACGAGATCATGGGCATCTATCGGATCGTGAACACGGTCTCGAAGAAAGCCTACGTTGGTCAGTCAGTCCGCGTGAAGAAGCGGGTTGCGGAGCACTTCCGGCTACTGCGGCTCGGCAAACACCAAAACGTACACCTGCAGAGATCCTTCGATAAGCACGGCGCTGACGCATTTGTTTGGGAACTTGAGGTCGAATGCGAGGATGCTGCCGACCTAGACACCCTTGAAAACACCTTTTTGTGCGGGGAAGCGTGGTTCAACGAGCCCCTGTCGTACAACATCGCTAACGAGGCCAAGGTGCCCATGCGGGGCAAGAGGCACACAGAAGAGACTCGGCAGCAGATAAGCCGTAGTAAGGTTGGACGCCGCGACCATGTGACTGAGGACTACCGTCAAAGGTTGTCCGCCGCTCAAAGAAAAAGATGGCACGAAGATCCCGCTTTCGTTGCAAAAGTTCGGTTTATCGTTGATAATCCACACATGTCATACGCGGAGCGCGGGCGTGTGGTGGGAACGGACACGAGCAGTGCCCGCAAGCTTGCGCTCCAGTACACCCCTCTGAAGGAGATCCTTCCATGGCTAAAACTTTCTTCTCCGGACCAGTGCAATCTGAAAACGGATTTGAAACCGTAAGTAAGAACGCCACGACCGGCACTGTCACGGTTCTCAGCAAGAGCGCCGCTGCGATTGCCAACCCGGCTGCTACGGGCGCGGGGATCGAGGGCACTGCTGCGGTGTACGAGACCTCGGTGAAGACCGAGAACGGCATCGTCACCACCTCGATCATGATCGACCTGACCGGCCTTCAGTCTGGCGGCACGGCTGGCGACATCATCGGCAAGAACGGCTCGGGCGTTGCTTACATCGCGCGCATCACCGCTGCGGACAACGGCACGGTGTTCGGCGTGAAGATGACCTGCTTCGAGGTTCCTGCTGGCGGCGACACCGACATCGACCTGTACTCGGCGATCGAGGGCACGGGTGTTGAGGATGTTGCGATCACGACGCTGACCGAGACGCAGATCATCAACTCGGGCACGCTTGCGCTCGGCACGACGGCCTTCGGCACGGACATCGCGGCGGATCAGTACCTTTATCTGGTTGGCCAAGGCACTGCGAACGCGGCGTACACGGCGGGTCGTCTCCTGATCGAGATCTACGGCTACGCCTGATAGGAGGGCCAAATGGCCGGATCTGACGTAAAGGCGAAGTACATCGCGGCGGACACGACTGCTGCTGATCCGGACGGGGTCTGCCAGTCGCAGACCCCGGCTGCAACGGGCGAGCAGGCGTTGACGATCAACGGTGCGCTGTCCTCGGGCGGCGTCGCGACGTTTGTCGCGGCGCGGCTGATCACGATCACCTCTGCTGGTGCGGACAGTGGTCGTACGTTCACGGTGACGGGCACGGACGTGAACGGCAACGTGCAGACAGAAACGATCACCGGGCCCGCGACGACCACGGTCACCGGCACGCTGTACTTCCGCACGGTGACCGAGGTTTTGGTGGACGACGCCACCGCTGGTGCCATCACGGTCGGCATGGCCAACAACTCGCTGGACGTGGTTTATGCCGGGCGCGCGCGGCTTCGTGGGGTGTACCTGATCCACACGACCACGGCGGGCACGATTCCCTTCCGGAACGGCGGGGCCACGGGCACGGCTATGCTGACGGTTCCGACGCCTGCCTCGGCGAACAGCACGCGTGATCTGGTGATCCCTGACGAGGGGATCATGTTCGATAGTGGGGCCTACATCACCTACACTGCCGGTACGACGGTCTTTTCGAGCTTCGTCGCGCTGTACAACTGAGGTGAGGCATGCCGGTCTACGACATCAGATCGATATCGCAGGTCGGCACCTACGAGCCTTTTGAGCTTCAGGTGGCCCGGGGGCAGATCCCGGGCCACTCTGTCATCCACGTCTTCGGCTTCAATCCAGATGTGGACACGAACGAGGAAACAGTCTGGCCGATAGACGGCATCCTCGGGCACCCTGCGTCTCCCACGATCATGACAATCAGTTCGTCTAGTACGGACGACACGTCGGCGGGGACGGGCGCGAGAACCGTGCTTATCGAAGGGGTGAACGGGACGGGCGGTCTGACGTCCGAAATCATCACGTTGAACGGGCAGACGGCGGTCAACACCACGAAGGAATACGACGCCATCGAGCGCATGACGGTGCTGACCGTTGGCTCTGGCGGGAAGAACGCGGGTATCATCTACGCGGGCACTGGGGTCGTCACCGCTGGTGTGCCTGCGGTCCCGTACAGCGCGATGGGTATTGGCGAGAACGTCTCTCTGGTTGGTCATTGGACGTGTCCTACGGGTTACACTGGGTATCTTACTGACGGCAAGTTCACTGTCGGTCCCACCGCTGGAAACCAGTACGTCATTGGCAGGTTGAAACTGCGAGGGACGGACGACATCGTTCGCACCGCTGGAAAAGTCACGCTTCAGTCTGGGACTGCGGACTACATGTTTCAGTATCCGATCAAGATCCGGGCGGGCGAGTGCATCACGGCCACCGCTCAGGGCTCAGGGTCCAACGCCACGGTTTCGTCCTACTTTGAGGTCGTGCTCATTCAGGAGAGGGGGCCGCTCTGATGGCGAAGAAGAAGTCGGTCAGCTTGTCGATTGGGCGGGGAGAGAAACTTCCTGCATCGAAGGGCGCTGGCCTGACGGCGAAGGGCCGAGCCAAGTACAACAGAGAGACCGGATCCAATCTCAAAGCTCCGCAACCTGAAGGGGGCAAGAGGCGTACTTCGTACTGTGCTCGATCAAAGGGCCAGATGGAGATGCACAACATCAGTTGTGCTGAAACACCTGAGAAGCGCATTTGCGCTGCTCGTCGTAGATGGAAGTGCTGACATGACAGAGAACACGGAAAGCTGGCACCTGAGCAAATCGGTTCCGATCAGTTTCATCTTTGCGCTGACCGTGCAGGCTGCGGCGATTGTCTGGTCTGTCAGCGAAATGAACGCTGGGATCGAGAGCAACCGCGAGCGGATCCTGAAGGTCGAGGTGCGGACCGAGAAGCTTGAAGATCTGGTGCAGAGTCAGGCGGTGACGATGGCTCGGATGGACGAGAACATCAAGGCGATCCGCGACATCATCGAGCGTATGGCGGCGAAGCAATGAACCGTGGTAGTATGGCCAAGCAGGTAATGGAGGCTCCGATGGCTGGTTGTGGAACGAAGGGCATGAAGAAGGGCGGCATGGTCAAGCCGAAGAAGGGCTACATGGGCGGCGGCATGGTCGGCTACGCGAAGGGCGGCATGGTCGATCAGTCGATGTGCAGCCCGCGCAAGCAGATGGCGATGGGCAAAAAGGCCACGAAGTAATGGCGAAGGACGCGTGCTATCAGAAGGTGAAGGCCCGGTATAAGGTCTTCCCCTCCGCCTATGCGAGCGGGGCGATTGCCAAGTGCCGCAAGGTTGGCGCGAAGAACTGGGGCACGAAGTCTACGGCGAAGAAGAAGGGCGGCAAGTAATGGTCCGGAAAACTGAAAAGGGCGCGGCGTTGCGGCGCTGGTTTCAGGAGGACTGGAAAGACGTCCGCACCGGCAAGGAGTGTGGTAGGCAGGAAGGCGAGAAGCGTGGTACGCCCTACTGCAGGCCGACGAAGCGGGTGAGTGAGAAGACGCCGAAGACGGCGGGTGAAATGTCGGCCTCCGAGAAGCGTTCGAAGATCTCGGAGAAGAAGAGACTTGGTCAGCCTGCGGGAGCACCCCGTAGGGTTTCTGTGGCAAAAAGAGGAGCTTCGAAATGAAGAAGAAGATGAAGGACATGACTGGTGACGGTAAGATCACCCAGCGCGATGTCCTCAAGGCTCGTGGCGTCCCCGGCATGAAAAAGGGCGGCATGGTCAAGGACAAGATGGGTAAGGGCAAGAAGTGACCACATCCGGTTCACGAGACTTCAACCTCGATGTCGGTGAGATCATCGAGGAGGCGTATGAGCGGTGCGGGCTAGAGGTCCGCACTGGATATGATGCGCGCACCGCTCGACGGTCTCTGAACCTGATGTTCGCCGAGTGGGCGAACCGTGGGCTGAACCTGTGGACGGTGACGCAGACGACGCAGGCGCTGACGCAGGGGGTCTCCACCTATACGCTGGCGCCGGATGTGGCCGACATCCTCGAGATGGTGCTGCGTAGGGATGGTACGGACTACGAGGTCGAACGGATCAGTCGTGGCGAGTACCTGACGTTCCCGAACAAGACGGCACAAGGCAGGCCCAGCCAGTTCTACTTCAACCGGCAGATCGATCCGATCATCACCCTGTGGCAGCCGCCGGAAAACTCGACGGACATTCTGGTGTTCTACTACGTGCGTCGGCTGCAGGATGCCGACACGATGGTAAACACGACGGACATGCCGTTCCGGTTCTACCCTTGCATGGTGGCTGGGCTGTCGTACTACATTGCCATGAAGAAGGCACCGGATCGTGTGCAGCTGCTCAAGGCGGTGTATGAGGAAGAGTTCCAGCGGGCGGCGGAAGAGGACCGTGACCGCGTGCCGTTGAAGCTGGTGCCGTCTGTGCGGTCTTTGAGGATGCGATGACGTTTGCGAGTGGCAAATGGGCGTGGGGTCTATCTGACCGGTCCGGGTTCCGGTACCGGCTTCGGGAGATGAAGCGCGAGTGGACCGGTGCTCTCGTCGGTCCGGACGAGTACGACCCCAAGCACCCGCAGCTGTTTCCGCCGAAGGTTGGCCCGGATCCTCAGGCGCTGCGGAACCCGCGCCCTGAGACCGATCTGGTTGACCAGCGGAACGTGCAGTGGAGCTGGAACCCGGTCGGCGGTCCGCCCGACAACGGCATCAACCCGCCTAACCGGCTGGTTGCAACGGGGCAGGTTGGCTCAGTTACGGTGGTGACGTCATGACGATGACCTATGGCGAGCTGAAGCAGGCCATTCAGGACTACACGGAGAATACGGAGACGAGCTTCGTCAACAACCTGCCGCTGTTTATCCGGCTGGCGGAGGAGCGCATTCTCAAGAACGTGCAGCTGAACCTGTTCAAGAAGAACCAGTTCGGAAACATGACGACCGGCAACCAGTATCTTGCTGCACCGGCGGACTTTCTTGCGCCGTTTTCGCTGTCGATTGATGTGAGCGGGGACAAGGAGTTCCTGCTGTTCAAGGACGTGGACTTTGTTCAGACGTACACGCCGGACGCCACGACGACGGGTCAGCCGAAATATTACGCGCAGTTCGACGTGGACAACTTCATCATCGGTCCGACGCCCGACGCCAACTACGTCGTGGACATCCACTACCTGTATCGGCCTGCTAGCCTGACGGCGGGGAGTGACAGCGGGACGAGTTGGCTGAGTGAGAACGCGGAGATTTCCCTGCTTTATGGGTCCCTCATCGAGGCGTACACCTATATGAAGGGCGACATGAACCTGATGCAGATGTACATGTCTCGGTTCACCGAGGGCATCTCGAGGCTGAAGAACCTCGGCGAGGCGCAGGAGACGACGGACGAGTACCGCACCGGGATGGTTATGAGGCAGAAGACATGATCGCGGCGATGAGCATAGACTTCGCCCCCGGCTTCAAGGTCGGCGTGAAGACGACTGACAACCGTGGTCTGACGCCCGAGGAGTTGGCGTCGATGTGTGGGGACAAGATCGTGCAGGTTGCCGACACGGCACCTCCGGCTATTCGCGAGCAGGCGCATGCGTTCAAGGGCCGAGTTGAATCGGTGGTGGCGCACTACATGAAACTGGCAGTTCAAAACGACCGCGTCACGGTGTATAGTGCGCTGGTGGATGCGGGTCATCCTGAACTGGCCGAACTGGTAAGGAGGCTCTGACGTGGCGTTCTCGGGGAACTTTCTTTGCACGTCCTTCAAGAAGGAGCTTCTTGAGGGCATCCACGACTTCCGGCTTTCCGGGGGTGATGACTTCAAGCTGGCGCTTTACGACAACAGCGCGTCGTTCACGGCTGCGACGACGGCTTACACGGCGAGCAACGAGGTTGGTGCGTCTGGTTCGTACTCGGCGGGCGGTGGGTCGCTGACCCGGATTGACCCGACGACGAGCGGGACGACGGCGTTCACAGATTTCGCGGACATCTCGTTCACGACGGCGACGATCACGGCCTATGGCGCGCTGATCTACAACGACACGGCGACGGGCGATCCGACGGTGTGCGTGCTTGATTTTGGCGGGGCGAAGACTTCGACGGCGGGCACGTTCACGGTGATCTTCCCGACGGCGGATGCCAGCACGGCCATAATCCGGATCGCATGACATGACGGACGTCGTCGTCCCCTTCACCGGTTGGGGCCGGGGAGGTTGGGGCGACCTCGCTTATGGCGAAGGCTCCGTCACCAACGCCGGTGCCCAAGGGCAGGTTGGTACTGTTGCTGTTACGGCTGACGCGAACGTCGTCGTAACGGGCTTCGGCATGTCTGCTGCCGTGGGCAGCGTGACGGTCACTGGTAATGCAGATGTAAGTGTCACGGGCGTTGCTGCGACGGGTGCGGTTGGCACGGTCGCGGTTACCGGTACTGCAAACGTAGACGTGACAGGCGTCGAGGCCACGGGATCCGTGGGCTCCGTCACGGTGACGGCGAACGCGGACGTTTCGGTTGTTGGTGTTGCTGCGACGGGTGCGGTCGGCTCTGTCACCATGACGGGCGATGCGAACGTCACGCTCACGGGCTTTGTTGCGACGGCTTCGGTTGGCAGCGTAGTCGCCAAGACCGACGTCGGGGTCTTCGTCAACAGTCTCGTTGCGTTTGCTTCGGTTGGGTCGGTTGCTGTTGTGGCTGACGCGAATGTTGTCGTGGTCGGGTTCTCGGCCACGGCTTCGGTCGGCGACGTTTTGGTGTGGGGCAGGATTGTTCCAAACCAGAATCCGTCGTATTCTCCTACTACACCATCGCAGTCCGCCGGATATGCGACGACGACTCCCAG